GGAGAACTCCGTGTTCTTGGTGTGGAACCAGTATATGCCGCAGAAGGCGGTGAGGGGGGCTTTGCGGTGTGTCAGGAGGCAGGACTCGGGAGCTAGGACGGAGAGGATCTTGAGGAAGGTAGCCGCATCGTCCTTGTAGCCGTGGCCCCCCGCTGCCAGGCCGCCGGAGTCGCCGAACTCATCAGCGTTCATGCCGTAGGGCGGATCGGTCAGGATGCAATCGAACTGCTCCCCTGCTGCCCCGGCCATCCAGTCCAAAGAGTCTCCGTGGATAACTTGATGCAAGTCGGCTGTGAACGTCCGCCCGACCGCAGCGCCGAGCTCACGGTGCTTGACCGCGGTTTCTTCCTTGCGAAGGATCTTGAAAGCTTCATCGACGGTCTTCGCGCCTTTGACGAGGGGATTGTCCAAGTGACGAGCGACAATAAGTTCCCTTCGCGTTGTCTCTTGATTGACACCTTCGGCGGAGCCACGGACTTCAACTGCAATATCTGCAACAGTCGGCGGAGCCTCGCCGCGCTGCGTTGCTTGTGCTTGGCGGAGGGTACTGAGACGTGCATGGGCGGCTGCTCTTTCTTGCCAGGTGAGGGCTTCACGGTGGATGTTTTCAGACAGTTCGGCTTCTTCCGCGGCCAGGGCATCGAGGTCGGAGAGGAGAGTGTAGGGGATGAAGTTTTGTGGAACTTCCTGCCCATCGTGACGGAGGGAGCCGCCAAGGGCGTATATGTCAGTGATAGCGCGGAGGCGGCGTTCGCCGGCGACGAGGTAGTAGTCATCGCCTACGATGCGCAGGACAATAGGGTGGAGGAGTCCCTGGGTTTGAATCACTTCCCCGAACTCCCTGAGCTTCCCCTCGTCGAACAGGCGGCGTTGGCGATCAGGCGCGATCTTGATTGCTTCGATAAAGATTGATTTCATGGGGAGGTCCTGTGGAGAAGGTTGAAAAGCCGCCGGAGGAGGTAACTCCTAACCAGCGACACGAGGGTGAAAATGATTCCTATGGCCAGATTGCTGGACAGGGGAATCACCACTCCGAAGAGTGGGAATATGAGAATCTGCGCCCCGACAGCGATCCCATAGCCCAGCACCACGTTGGCGAGGGATTCGAGGAAGGAGCCGAGGCGCGATTGCATTGCTAGTCTTTCCAGGTCAATGCTTTGACTGCCCACATCTGGGCTACTTGCGCAGCTTCGATTGCGTACTCAGTCATGCGCTGTACTTCGCCGCTGAGGGACTGCCCGCGCAGGTGATTCATGCGATCAATGGTAGTCGCAAACTCTGCCTTGCATTCATCCACCGCGCTCATGCCAGATGGATTGAATGCAAGACCGACGGCCTTTTCTCCGTAAGTCTGGCTCATGATCAGCTCGGCAGGACGGAACTTACCCGTTCCTGAATGGCATCCTGATACAGCTCATGCGTGACCTTGACCTTGATCACCTTGCCCTGCAGCTCGCGCCAGGACCACGGCACACCGGCGACGTTGGTGCCAGTGGCATCGCGGTAGTCACGCTGGCGGCGGTTCTTGCCCTTGCTGTTGTCGAGGGCGCCTTGGGGAGTCAGGTCCAGGAAGGCCCGGTCGGTCAGGGTCAGCTCGGGCGGTATGCCGAGACCCTGGACAGCCGCCGGGACCTGTATGCGCAGGGGAATCAGCATCGACACCCAGGGCTTGCCGGCGTTATCGCCTTTGCTGACGGTGCCAGAGTCCGTCTTGATCTCACCGATCACGGCAGTGTAAAGGCCGTTGGTATCGTCAGGATTCTCGACGGGGAGGGGAGGGCGCTTTTCATTGACCTCGTTGACTTGGGCATCAAGGAAAACGGCGGGATCGAACTGGGAAACAGATTGGTTCATAATGAACTCCATGATTAACGCGGGGGCACTCAGCGCAGCCCCCTTCTCGCACTTGACCCTATAGATAGGTCGTGTCCTTGCCAACGATCTTGAGTTGGACTTGGTGATTGAAACTGTTGAACGGGCTGGTCGGCTGCTTGATAGCGAAGTCGAGCCAAGCCATGATTTCCTTCTGGGTTTTACCCGGCGGCTGAGGGACGCGGACTTGGACGATCAGCGTAGTGAATTGCTTGCGGCTCACTTGACACCTCCTGAGCGCTTGAGCCACACGTCCATGATCAGCGCGAAGTTGGGTTCGATCTTGCTGCGGTAGCCCAGGGAGCGGGTCTTGGTGTCTACGCCGTAGGCGGCGGTGTCCCAGTAGAACTTATCCGCATCCCTAGTCGTGTAGATCACGTCGCTGAACAGCGTAGGGATTTCGGTCGCCAGGGCCTTACCGATCGCCTTGATCATGATCTTGGTGGATTGCGTGACCTGATCAGTCTCCCTGTCTACGTGAGCAGTCATGACGAAGGGGCAATCAATGCCCTGGGTGAGCAAGCGCAGGAAGTTCATCAGGCTGTTCTGCGCCACGCCGTAGTCGCCGGGGGAAGCCATCGGGCGAGCACCGACTTGCATCTTGAATGCCGCGTTCGCTGTCTCCGTGAGGGAGTCCATAGCAAAGATGCGGTTGGCTGGGAACATATCGACTGCGCCTAGTTCCTTGCCCGTCCGATCATCCTTGAAATTGGAACACGATTGCAATATCTTCCAGAACGCATTGTTCTCACCTCCGCGATTGCCATCGACGGACTTGGCGAGAGCTTCATAGGACAGCTTCCCGATGTTGTCAGCGCTGGCCATGAGAGCCTTGAGGGAGATGGGTTTGGTACCTTGCTGGTGCCAGTAGACACACGCGGGAGGTTCCTTGTTCTTGTCGCGGAAGTAGCCGAGGAGAGTCTCGAGTCCCGCCTCCGTGAAGAGGATGGCGACTTCGAAGCCATTGCGCTCCGCCCATTCGCAGAGGGTGCCCAGGGCATAGGTTTTGCCGGTGCCGCCAAGTCCCATCAAGACCACCTTCGGTCCGACCAGGGTATTCAGGTCTTTGGTTGTTGTAACTTCAGTCATGCTTGTTCTCGAAATGGTTGAGGAGGACTTCGAATTCCCGCTTGATAAATTCAGGGGAGAACTCGTTATGCTCCAGGTTAAAGTCAATTGTCGTCAGCGCACCGGGGATGGTCCATACGTCTTGGTGCTTCCGACACGTTGCGTAGAGAGCGAGGAAGGGGCGGGAGCTGCCGTCAGGGTTGAGACTGACTCGGCGGCCCCACACTTCCCCACATTCACAGCAGAAGTACGCGCGAGAGGACCAGTCAGAACAGGCTCTGTATGCGTCAGTACTGTGGAACTCGCCCAGGTACTGGTCTTCTGCAATGATGTAGCCGTTGGGCATTATCGCTCCGGGTCCCCTGCCATGAACTGGGACCAGAGCTGGGCTTCCATCCAGGCGACCGGGAGGGCGTTGTGGAGGGACTCTTGAAGGCTCGTGGTCATGGTGATGGCTTGCTCCCCGTCAGTACAGTCGAGAATCTCAAACGTCGTCTCCTGTTCCGACTCGTCAGGCCAGCAGTCTTCCGGAGGGCCGCTGAGCTTGGCAGGTGCGTAGGTACAATCCGAAATAGCTCTGACGTTGCACAGGTACACTTGTTCCCTGAACGGAACTTCGCATTCGAAGGTGGCAGAAACTTTCATCACAGGCTCCAGGTATCGGCGGCGGCTTGGTCAACGAGGATCTCCTCGCGGAGCACCGGGTCCCAGCGGCGACGCTGGAATTGCTGCTCGAGGAGGCGGGAGGGATCGCGCATCTGACACACGCTACGGAATGGGCAGCCGCCGTACTCAGCGCAAGCGTGGTCGAGGTTGTAGTCGAAGTACCCTGCCTTCCAGTTCTCGATCATGCGCTGGAGGTCCCGGCCAAGCTGCTCTTCCCAGCGATCAATCTGCCACTCGGGGCGGTAGGTGATGGCCTGGAGGGTGTCATACTTGGTCTTGAGGATAGAGACTCCCCGGACAAGGAACCCGTCGAGCTTGATGCCGGCTTTCGCAGCGCCCCAAACATAGCCAGTGAACTGGCTTCGAAGGTCCCATTGGCGAGGCCAGGAGGCGCCGAGTTGGCTGGCTGTCTTGTCGTCTTCACCGAGCTTCATTCCTTCGTAATCTACCATCATGTCCATGCGGCCAGAGTAGAGGAGAGGTTCCCCTGTCTCAGGGTGATGGATGCTAAGGGGCTCGAGAAAGTTGAACTCAATTCCGCGCTTGCCGCCGGGCAGGGTCATGGGGATAGCCTGGTCCTCCCCAAGGCGGTATTGAGAGAAGTAATACTCTAGCGCTCCGGCGGTACGTTCGGCTGACTTGGCACTCTCCGGCGGGCACTCGAAGTCGCCGTAGCTGGTCAGCAGGGCGTGAAGACCGATGGCGAGGGATTCGTCAGGGGACTTGCCATCGACGTAGAAAGCAACACGAGCTTTCTCGATACCTTCCGCGTATGCTTTCCCGGCGTGGAGATGCACGGACTGGTCCTTGAGCTTCCAGTGATGGAAGTATTCGAGGAAGGCCTTGCGACCGCAGCTCTTGAAGGCCGCCATCAAGGAGGAGTCAATCACTGTAGGAAATGGAGGGCGGGTCATAGGATTGCTCCGGTCATGCACAATTCAAGTTCAGCGCGTAAGGTCTGCAGCTGGCGCACCTGAAGTTTAAGATGCTTCATCAAGTCATCGCTTGCGTCGCTGGACAGCCGCGGAGAATACTGCTCATCCGCAAGCTGTTGCATTGTAATGTGAAGCAACGTCGTGAGGTGGGCCACAGCCTTTGTGAAAGAAGGATAGCTCATGACGGGGCTCCTTCTAGATAAGCTTTCGCCACGTCATTCAGCCTGGAAGTCGACTTACTCACGACGAAGATGCCCTTCTTCGCAAAGTACCCTGTCGTGTTGACTACCAGCATCCGCAGTTGCGGGTCCGGCGTGATTTCCTGAGCGCGGTCCAGCTTATCCACGATGGTGTGGAAGATGAAGCAGTTGCTCTCTTCGAAGAGGTCCCCCCAGAGGCAGGGGCCGTTCGGAAGTTTGAGAGCGCAGCCAGTAATGATGCACTTGCTCATGATGAGGTCCCTTCGAAGGTCAGGGCGAGGAGATTGTCCCGACGTTCCTTGATGGCCGCAAGGTCCTTGTACGCTTCGGCGTTGATAGCTTGTTCACGTTCCTTGAGAACCTCGAGGACGGGGCCGATGCAAACTTCCTTCGAAGGCAGCGCGATCTCGCACTCCCCTACAAGGATGCCGAGCTTCGGCGGCTTTGCATCATCCTCTGTCCGAGTGACAAAGTTCCAGGGCCAAACGGTCTTGCCGGTCGCAAGGTTTTCTTGCCCGTCCGTGTCCAGGTATATTTTCATCTTCATTTCACTCTCCTTAACTCGCCGGAAACTGCCGGCACAGAATTTGATTAGAGGCCTTCGAGCTCACCCAGCATATCATCAGCGGGGGGTGCGATGGCTTTCTTAGCCGCCGTGCGCTTGGTTGCCTGGGCGGCGACGGACGCTTGCATACGGCCAGCACGGAGGAAGGTGATGGCTTCTTTCATCTCTTCCAAGTTGAGTGTCCCTTCGGCGGCTTTTAGGCGCCAAGAGGAGATCTTCGATTGCAGCTCAAGTGGGATAGGACCAGCCATGTTATTCTCCAAGCAAGCGGCCAAGGGAAGCGAAATCCGCGTCCGAGCCAGTGAATGCGAACTTGTCGCCGGAGCCTTCAAGGAGGCGCTGGAGGACCACAACTGCCTCCGGCGTACCCGTAACGACTGCCCCGCCCGGCTGCGTCCCGGCGAAGGGGGCTAGGTCGAGAGCGCGCTGGGAGAAGTAGCCCTGAAGCAAGTCGATCATGAAACGGGAGTAGGCTCCGTGAGGGACGCGGCCTTCGAGCTCGCTGTAAAGATGCGCGCCAAGCTTGGTGTACAGAGGCAACGGCAGGGCGACGTTGAGGGGCTGGCTGGGGATAGCATTAGGGCGTTTCACTTGGGTCTCCAAAATAACTGTAAACAACCAGACCACCACGGCGAGGATTAGTATTATCCAGGAAACGTTCTGCCGCCCGCTTGGCCTGTTCCTTGGTAAGGTAAGAATCCTTACCAAAAATCCATATGCGTTCGTAGGACAGCTGTACAACCGTCGCCAGAATCTTTCCGTGCGCGTCAGCAATCACTTCCTTTGTCGGGCTGAGTGCAACCCATTCAGGTCTGATGTTCACAGCGGCTCCTCATAATCCACAATGGTCTGTCCGTCGTCAGCAAGCATCCCGACTTCGAACCCCATGCGCTGCCAGTGGTTGGCGATAAGCAAGGCGAGCAAATCCTCCGCCTCCCCGTTGAACTCGACGGAGGTCCAATCGGAATCCTCCAGCGGGTTTGTGCTACGAACAAAAAGTTGGACTGTCATATCGTGATAGGCTGGTTGAGTTTGATGAGAAGGGTGCTGATTTGCAGGGGGGTTAACTCCGGCAGGATATTCGTGCCCGCAGGGAACTGGACGAAACCACCGGCGACTTTGAACTTGAGGTCGTCAGCCAGCTCGAGGGAGACAAGGTCCCCTTCACCGAAGCGGGCGAATACGTCTGTCTCGATGGCGGTTTGGAAGGAGGTGAGGTAGAAGTACCCGCGGCTGACGACGGTTTCCTTCCAGGCCCGACGAACCGGGCGTGCTCCGTTGGTCATGGTCAGGTCCAGGTCGATGTACTCGACTGCCTGGACAGGGGGAGGGTTGTCCTCCCGCACGAGGCGGCGAGCGTCCCGGACTGTCTTGTGGGTGTATTCCACGAAGTTGCCGAGCAGGCACTCCGTAGTCTTGTGGAGCAAGGCTATGCCGCGGCCCTTGACCCAGTTGGCTGGATTGCGATAGATGCCTTCCGTATCCGGCGGCGCATCGTCCTCGGAGGCCTTCGCTTTCTCTTTCCGTTTGAGAACCTCCGCCTTCTGGCCGCGGAGGGCAGTACGCGCTTCCTTGAAGAGTGCATCCAGGTCGAGTAAGTCAGTCATGGTGTGAGCCTCTTGGTGAATATTCGCGGTGTTTATCGTTTGATAATCCGCGGGAACATTAGTTCCACAGTTTTTGAATTACTTTGAAAAATAAATGGGGGAGAGCTTAACAGTCTCTCCCCGCATTTACCGCCCTAGGTGAGGCTCATTTCCCCTAGAACTTGGGGATCACGGCGCGCTGTGGATTCCCCTGAAACGTGCGTCCAAGAGCGATTGTCCAGGATGGATTCAATTGCTCCCCGGCTTACCCCGTACAGCTTTGCCGCTGCTGTAGCTCCCTGTGTTTGAGCCATCTCGCGCACATCCGGAATCTGTGCTGCGGTCAGCTTAGCGTTTCCGTGCCGGCCTTTTACGGCCATGTCCTGTAAATTAACTTTCTGCGTACCGAGAAACAAATGCTCCGGGTTGACGCAAGCAGGATTATCGCAAGTGTGCAACACGAACAAGCTTCTTGTGAAGTCACCTTTGAAGAGTCTATACACTTTTCTGTGTGCATGCTCTCCGTTGAAGCGGCCGTAACCGCTGGGGTATTTACTGCGCTTCCAATTCCAGCAGCCGTTTGGCGTTACATCGTAGTACAGGTGTACTTTATCTTTTGTCAGCATTTCCATCTCCAGCAAGACGCAGCACTAAAACAGATCTGGCAGGGCGGTGCTGAATCGCCTTTTCGGGAATGACCCTAGCCAGCCTGAACACACTTTCCAAAGCCCCGAAGGGCTTCAGGGAGAGTGCTCCGTTACGCGATGTTTTCCAATTCCGCGTCAGCGTCCACTTTCGCAGCCTTCTGCAGCTTGGCGGCTTCGAGGCGAGCGATGATGACACCCGTCTTCGTTCCCTGGACGCGGAACGAATCGTAGAGCGCACGGCGGGACAAGTCTTTGTCCGAGTCCAATTTGCGTTGCAGGAACGCCTTGACGGTCGCCAGGTCCTTGCCGGTGGCTTCCATGATGGCTTGGACCACGACCGAGGCGCCGCTGACACCGCCGCCGCCGGAAGCGCGACCAGCGCCCCACTTGCCGGATTGGATGAGAGCGTTCAAGTCGTCAATGGCAATCACCATGTCTTCTTCGGACAAGGGCTTGTCCGCCGTGGTGGCAAGTTCGTCGCCAAATTTCTGCTCACCGCCGTGGCCAGCGAACTGGGCCAGCAACACCAGCGGCAGAGGCAGGGTGCGGGTTTCACCGTTGCGGAAGTCCATGCGAACGCTGATGGCGCCGGCTTGAATCTGCATGGTATCACCATCAATCACGATCTTGCTGTCGTCCACCAGCGTTTCCTTGTTCACCTTGCGCTTGCCGGCGAACTGGACGGTGCGGCCGTCAGTCATGGCAACTTGGGTGTACTCTGTCTTGCTCTTCGCAGTCACTGTATCTTCAGCCATTTGTCTTTACTCCAGTTTCGTAGCCCTTTGGAACGGCGGCTTACACTTCCGTCTTGTGGAACACCCACGCAGGAAAGGCCATTGGCCCTTCGAACTTGGAAGCTCAGGCGAGCAGGTCCTTGAGGGTTTCGACAGCACCTTCGAGGAGCGTTTCCAGCTCACTAAGGGCTTCTTGGCGGGACTCAGACTCCTCCCGCTTGGTTTCATCTTCCAGGTCGCAGGAGTAGTCTTCCTCCTGCTGAATCAGCTCGGCGGTTTGCTTCACCTGCGCTTCCAGCATGGTGTGCATGGCCAGCAGGGACTTTTTCATTGATGCCTTCATGAAAGTTTCTCCAAAATTCGTTGATTGAATATGTTTGATACGGCTAAAATCATTTAGTTCCCCGCTTTTGCAACAGTTCGTAATTTATTTTCCACGGCTGGCGACAGGGCGAGATTCGCCACGCGGGGGAGTCCACGCTGGCGGCGTCCAGACCGGGCGAGACCAGAGGTTGTTTTCACGCTGGGTAGCCTTGGCGCGCATTTGCTCAGTGACAGGGTTAGGCATTCGCTGGGGGTCCTGGAAGATCTTTGTCGCGGGCTTAAGCGGCGGCGGGATGACGGCGGCTCCGGGGACCTGGCTCCAGACTTCCCTGGGCCCTCCGAGAGATGGCTCGGTGGAGAGCGTCTCCACTACGCCGAGGCGGATGAGGACCTTGATGGCCTTACCCACCGTCTCGCGGCGGATCTTGGCGCGTTCAGCGATGGTGCTGATAGCTCCTGGCAGGGCCTTGAGGATGGCCTCGCGGGTGTCATCCCCGCGCTTGAGGAGTGCTCCCGCCGGGGAGGTGATGCGATGGGAGATGAAGGTCATGGCTTGTCCTCCGGTGCTGGCACATCAAAGATTCCATGAAACGCTTCAACGTACCGCGCAACCTTCATGAATGTCTTCCTGTCGCATGGGCAATATGGGTTGTCCACGCTGAATGTCCGTTCGCGCCCTTCAAGCATTTCGGATTCAGTCATAGGTGCTGGCTTGCGCTCTGGCTCAGGTGCTGGGGCGGCTGAGAGCAGGGCGGGCATTGGAATAACGTTAGTCCGCAGATTGCTCACAGTCAGCGCGTAAGCATCCAACTCCTCGGCATGGCTGGCGGCTTGCGCGTCGATATGCGCCAGCAGCGCCAGTGCTTCCTCCGACCCAAGCGCCGGGTGCCAGCCTTCATTAGCTTCCTCGCGAAGGTCTTTCATCAATTCCTGGATGTTCACAGTTCACCTCCCAGCCACTTGCACCGATGGACTGTGACGAAGCCGCTTTGAAAGCTGTTCGTCGGCTCTATCAAGCCGGCTTTGAGAAGCGTCTCCAGCGCGCCTTCATTAGCGTTCCAGTCCTTGATGAAAACAGTGGAGGAATCGAGTGGTCGTTCTGGGATGTTGACAGTTAGGGTAGCGACAGGCTCTCCTTCGCTGTTCAGGGCTCGGATAGCCATTCGCTTGTTGGCGTACCAGCCGCCGACGAGGGTTAGCTCCTGGTGGGGAGCGTAACGCATATATGATTTGACTTTCATTTCAGGTCCTCGTTAGTAATTTGTGGATAAAGCGGAACGAGCTTGCATTCCAGCGGCGGGCCTTGGATAGCGCGAAGGGTCCTCAAGGCAGACTTCTCTGTTTCGTAAGTGCTGTAGAGCACGAACATTTTTCCGCTTTCGAGGCGCCGGACAAAGACTTGCCAGGCCCAAGGCTTGTCGGATAGGGCGATTTTCACAGAGCACCTCCGGATTCAGACCAACGGGCGGCTTTGTTTGCCAGGAATAAAGACTCCGCGCAGGTAAGGCGTGATGACCTGATGTAAAGCGAGCCGTTTTCGCTGTATCCGCAAATCAGCACATCAGTGAGCCAATCGTCTTTGGCGTCAACCAGGGCGCTTTCCAGTGCTTGTGTCGCGGTCATTGTGGTGGAGGGAGGGAGGCGAATTAAGTTTGTCATACAAGGACTCCGATGGCCCTATGTGTTTCCGGTACTGGCTCTACCACCTCCGAGTCGTAGAAAAACACTAAATCGCCTTGCTTATACACCGAGTCCTCGGTGTCCATCATCACGGCCTTGGTGCTGGTTTTCTTAATACACCAGCTGCCCTCGGGGGAGATGAAGTGGTCACCTTGGCGGAGCTGGCCGAATTGCGTGAGGCTGGCGGCGTTGACGTAGCCTGCTTGTTCAAGTTCTTTTACGGTTTGCATTTTATTATCCTTTCAGTGGAGCCTAAGCCCCTTTGGGTCTACCTTCGCCCTGGCGGCTGCCCAGGCATTCAGGTGCGTTGTGCGGTCGGCTGGGATAGCCCAGCTGGCGCGATAGCGGCGGAGTTCTTCGACGTAGGCGTCGAGGAGCCGGCGCTCGAGGTCGCGACGAGCGCGGGGGCTCACCAGAACCACAGCAGCAAGCCTAAGGCCGCGACTGCCCCGGTACAGGCCCAGAGGACCAGCTTATCCTGCCAGTCGAAGGGGCGATGCTCGTAACCTTTCTGGTCTTTCATTTCTGCTTCTCCTCAAGCCGAGTCCACTGGAATCCCAGCATCCAGCCCTGCATCCAGCGATGGAAGTGATTGGGGGCTGTGGTCAGGTAGATGTGGAAGTTGGAGCCTTTGTTCATTTGCAACGTCCACTTGGGCTCGGGTGAGTGCTGGAATTCGAAGTGGCTCATTCCGCATTCTCCTTCACATACGCGCTCAGCGGGCGACGGTGAAGCTCTCCAGCCGCGGTGGCGCGAATGTGCTGGAGCGGATTGCATACGAGCCAGGTCATCGTTATAGGCTGTTCACAGCCGCCGAGTGACGTTTAGCAGTCGCGTGACAGGCGACTGTTGAGCTGGCATTCCGCGAGCATCAACTTAATGAAAGCGCATCATGGATTACATCAACATTGGCTCAACTCCCGCAGACGAAGACTGCCTCCCGGCAGGACACAACTTCGCGAGGCGTGAGACCCAGGTCTACCTCCGCCAGCTCCAGCGGGAATTCCCCAGCGGACGGTTCAGCGTCAAGGCCTTCCCCCACGACTTCGGGACGTACCATGAAGTCGTGGCGTGGTATGGGGAGGAACTGGACACGCCTACCAATGAAGCCGCCTTCGAGGCCGAGTGTGGCTCCGGCGAGTGGGATGAGGAAGCGAAGATTGAATTGATTGCTCTCGGCATCAAGGTGGTGGCATGATACGCAGCCTCGGATTCCTCCTCATCGCCATCGGAGCCGCCGGCTTGTTCTGGGAAGCTCGCGTGGCGTACCAGCGGGCGGAGGCCGCCGAACAGTCCCTCGGGCGCTGTGTAGCCGCCAGCCCAGCTCACACGGACACAGAGGTGGAAGCACAGTGGGACGCTTGCGAAAAGCTCCTCTCCCATCGCCGAATGATCGGGCGGTAGTACCATCCGGGGAGAGCGCGAATGCGCCCAAACAGGGGCCTCAGGGCCAGGGCGTCGTGACTCTCTCCAGCTGGCACTTTGCGAGTATAACCGGAGCAACTTATGAAATTCGGCACCAATCGGAATCCCTCGGCGACAAAGAAAGGCCCTGGACGCTATCACAAGCAGGGGTATAGCAAGCCCAAGAAGTCCGTGACCAAAGCCAAGTGACTTTTAGCAGGAGCGTGACAGGTTCCTGCTGAGCTGGCACTTACGCGAAGCAAGAAAGGTCTATGAAATGCAAGCAATCAAGAAACTGTTCAGGAAGCTCACCGCGCTG